GTGTCACCTGACACATGCCGCCTTGGCGCAATGATTAGATAATTCCCGGAGCTCACACTCAGCCAGTCCGCTGTGGGTCGCTGACCATTCACATACAGAACCACATCGCCGGCGGCTGTTCCGCCACTGGCCAACACCAGAGGACGCCGGGGAAGTTCAAGGTAAGTGGTATCTGGCAATTGATCAAACCGCACCCGCCACCGTTGGTTGGTGATCGAGATGCGGCAATGATCCTCGCAGTAAGTCTGCGCCGCCTTGATCAACCCGGTGATGTACAGATCATCATCACCACCATCAACGCGCAGGTGATGCTTCATGTCCTCCAGGCTGACGGCTGGAGCCGATGGCTTACCAATGCGCTGAACGATTGGCCGGCCATACGCCGGCATACCGGCGATTCTCACTTGTGGCCCCTCACCTTGCGGGTCGGCTTGTCGGAATGGTCTTCGTCTTTGTGGGGTTGGCCTTCCACCACTTCAGCTATACCAAGCCGAAGCAAGGCCTCAACCTCATCCTGCTGGAATTCATGAATCTCACCAATGTCGCGGATGGTGATAGTCTTCCCTGGCGACATCATGGTTTGCAACAACCGCAACTTCATCACAGTCCCCCTTTATCAAGAAGACCCGGAGAGGAATGATCCACTCCGGGTCCAAAATGGTCCGGAGGGACTCTTACTTGTAAGCCAGCTTCTTGATGGCGTCGGCATTGAGAACCCGGCTGTCACAGAAGGCTTCAGCCAAGAAGCCAACTTGATTATTGAGCCAATAAAGCTCAGTGGTTACCCGCAGTTCAACAGTCTGAACATCGCGAATCATGAAGTAGGAGCTCAGGTCTCCGAACACTGCAGCGATGGCACCAGTTGCGGTCCCGGCAGGCATTGCATTGGACACAATCACAGGGTGGCCGAACAGTTTTGCTGGCTGTTTGACATCCATATAATTTGTCGTAAATGCAGGCTCACCATTGGCTGTCAACCGTGCAGCATGAAGAGCCATTAGGGTGGCATCATTAACAATAAACACCCCGTTGTCCCTGTAAGCAGGGTCAACCGAGTACTTCAGCGCCAACAAATCGTTCACAGTCAAGCTGCCGGCAGCAGCAGTTGACGCTGTCGCTGCGGTAGCCCCAGTGACAACCCCCTGCGGCTCACCGGTCCCCGTTCCCACAAGGAATTTCTCCTCCTGAGAACGCGCAATCCGCAAGGCGAGAGCGTCAGCGACGATCTTTGCCAATGGAATAGCTGAGTCGCGAAGCATTTCTTCGCTAACCTTCACAACTCCACTTAGTACTTTGTAGCTCGACAAAGTAAGGTTTGCGCTTGCGAACTCTGACAAAGGCTTGGCATCGTTTTCGGCGATCCATGTGCCCTTTGATGTGTCGTTAACCACAGGCACTTCAATCTTGTGACCATTGGAGGTGGTCAGCACGTTCGCGTATTGGCGAATTGGACAAATGTAGTTGACCTTGTTGATGTAGTTCGTGCTGAACTCAACAGGAACAAACTCCTTACCCTTGCCTGCAACCTGAGTGCTCATTGGGTCACCGGCTGCGCGGGTTTCCGCCAGGTTCACGGTGATTGAGCGCTGGGTGAGGTCGAAACCGATAGCCTTTGCAGCTCGGCGATGCTCGTCGGTGCACTTGCCGGCGGCGTTCAACACCCAACCACGGAAAGCGGTTGCGCGATTGGCGTGCCATTGGCGGTCATTGTAATCCCTGACCAAAGCTGGACCAGTCGGACGAACCGCCCTGGTGCTTGGCTCAGGAGCCTTGGGAGTCTCGATTTTTGGCGCACTGCGGACAGCGGCCTCCTCGATGGCGTCCTCTGATTCAGCCACTGCGGCGTCCTCAACTATTTGAATGTCATCTGCCATTTCATTAACCTCCGATTCGACTGCGCCCACGCGCGTTTCAAGATCATCAACCTTCGACTTGAGCTCGTTCATTTCAGTCCTTTCCTGTTCGTTTAAATCTCTGGTCTCAAGCACACCCATTAGTGCTCGGATCCTTTCTGAAATCTGTTCCTTGGACATAAAAACCTCCCAAAAGAAAACTTTCTGGCATGAGATTAACCGTCTGCTCGAACTGTCACCCTGTTCAGGATGTTCAGCAGATTGAAAAACGACTTGTGCCGCTGCCATGTGTCGTGATCCTTCATGGATCTGACCGCAAGGCTTGTTTCCGGATAAGCAGGTATCGAAACCGCTGACACTTCGTGCAAATCGCAACTAAGGATGGTTCTGCGCCTCAATCCCGGATCAGACTCGTGCGGAGACCATGTCTCACTGGCACGATCGGGCAGAGTGAAGCCAAAACTCATCTGATTACAGTCACCGCGCGCCACCAAAACAGCCAAATCCTTGGCAAAACCGGTGCTTGGAAGGCTAATTTCGACCTCTAAACCGGCACTTGTGTCGCTCACTCGCAAGGTATTGTTCAACCTTCTGCCCAACAAAAGGCGACTATCGTGATTCCAAAATGCTCTAATTTCATGGTTTTCGCTGGAAAGTGACCGCTGAAAAGCGCCAGGAGCGATCCTTTCGATGAATCCACCGAGGTTTTCAGAGTCGGAATTGTAGACAACAGCCATGCCACGGAGGGTTTTCCCCTCCGAATCTATGCCTGTCAGCTTGGAAAGCCTGCGTTCCATGTTTTTAATCCTCGGTGTCCCCATCCTCGCCATCGTCTAGGGTGGATTCAGACGCCAAAAACGGGTCCACCGAGGAGGCTGGTTCCACTGGCATCTGTCCGGCTGGAGCTCTGGCACCAACTCCCTTGCCACCTGCCAACGGTTGCATATTGATTGGCGATAACCTCTCGTCACCACCATCGACAGGGTCCATCCCTTCCAGTTTGCGAATGTCGTTCACAGAGAACCAGCCCCAGTTTCTACCTATGCTATACATTGAGGCTCTTTTCTCCGGCGATGCGCGGAGAAGGCCATCGAGGAGGTGCTCCACCTTGTGAGTCCGTCGGTCAGCGGGACGAAAGCATTTCAGGCATATTTCCTGCTCGATGCGCGTGATCAATGGCTGAAGGCAATCTGTCAGGAAGACGGCATTCTCAGCATCTATGCCTTTGAATCCGGGGGAATCCGTGGCTTTCAGCTTGCTAAGCGGGACATTGAACCACCTCGCCACCTCCTTGATTGCGAAAGTTCGCTGCTCAAGGAATTGCGAATCAGTTGCGGATGATTGGTATGGATTTAGTGTCATTCCGTTTTCGAGTATGGCGATTTTTCCAGAAGCTCCAGCACCGCCATGGACCCGGGTGAAGTCCGCGCGCAATCTTTCAACCGCTTCACTGCTAAGCCTGCCGGGATGTTGTAAAACTGCGGACGGCCTTAGTCCCTGATCCATCATGGCTTGGGCGACTTGCTCACTGCTCAGCGTGAGTCCAAGGCTTGCGCTTGCGCGGGAGATGATACTGGTGGCCATGATGCCGCCCAGGTCGATTGGCCCGCTTCGGACGTGGATGACATTGCGTGCCGGCAGATGGATTGGCTGGTGTCCGCCTGACCATGTGTACCAAAGGTCTTGGTTGTCATCGTACTGCGCCGACATGCTTGAAGCCGGGAGCCACCAGAGCGCACGCGGTGAGTCGTTCTGGTAACGCTCGATCTCAATGAACCCGTTACCCCACAGCAGGGAATCGTTGAGGACGGTGGTCCACAGGTCCACTCTGCCGAACTCAGGATTGGGGTAGGAGTGCAGAAGGTCGAATAGCGGGTGATCGACAGACTTGGCCCATCCTTCGCCAGAGCGGCGGTAGGTGAACAGTGGCAGGGATGCGATGGTGCCTGATATTAGCTGGACGCAGCAGGAGACAGCGGCGATTGTGCAGGCATCCACCGGGTTCACGCCGGAAACTATGCCAGCGTGCGAGGAGCCACCGTAGCCCAAATAACCATTTGAGTAGGTTTTCCAGAAATCTGGCTCAGCTTTCCGGGTGAAAAGCCCGGAAAGCCAGCCGCGCATTTTTTGTAGATTGTTCCCCATGGCAGGAATTCTGCCATAGAGGCGGAACTGTCAGAGGCAATCACTCAGGCATTGGAACGCCAAGCTTGCCAAGAAGATCACAAATAGAAGTGGCGTACAGGTCATGCTGGAACCACGACTCCGACCACCCATCAAATTTTTCCCTGAAAGCACGCCTCCCGGTATCAATAGATAATGCTGCCAGACGGTTCTTCACAGCGGACTCTAATTGGCAAATAACCCGGCCATCGGCGTTTCCCAGCATGTCCACCAGCCTCCACCCGTTGCGAGCGTGAGTATCGTGAACCCTACGTGATGGGTTGTTTGTTATTCCGATCTGCAACATGCCAGGCTTTTCCAGGAAATAAAAGAACCCGGTCATGGTTTTCTTGTAGCCAGACTTTCCGGCCATGCATTTCCCTGAGCATCCGGTTCCACCAACCACATTGTCAACAGTCGCCTGCCATTCCTCCCCGCATTCCTGGCACTTCCACCAAACAAGGTCGTGAGATTTTGGTTTTAGTTTCTTGCCAAGCGATTGATCCAAAAGCATTGCTGCCTTTTCTGGATACAGGTCCGCCAGACTTTGCCCAGGTTTTGGATTCTTGTTTTTCTTTCCAACAAACAGTCTGGCGCAATCTTGATGACCTGTGCCAAGTTGAGCCCTTGATGCGACGGTGGCGAAATATTTCTCGCCGCACTGCTGGCAGATCCACTCAACCATGGCGGCGCATCCCAGCGTGAATTCACCGTCCGCCTTGTTTACAAGCTGATCAAATAGATCTGGCCTTGCAGCCTTTATGGTTCCATGTCGTGTTTGGCGAACATCGTGTTCGCTGCCATTCCGCAGTTTTCTTTGGTAGTGTTGGCCACAGAGTCCCTTGGCGTAAACATTCAATTCACACCCATCTACAGAACAAACCTTTCCGACTGTCGATTCAAACTCAGATTCTTGAGGCTGTATTGTTTTGTCGCCCCTCTTCCACCTCAGCCAGTGGGTGTTGCACAATCCGCGTGCAACTCTAAAAGTCCCCCCACACCCGGGAACCGTGCATATTTTTTCAGCTTTTCTTTTATGCTTGCAATTGGGAGACTTGCACATAGCCATCGATCCTCCATGAAAGGGTCCTTGGTCAGCAAGCCACAGGGAGTAGTGATCCTTGTGGCTTGCGCTTATTATA